GTACCACTCGAAAGTGTCGTAGTTGTTATTGTAAGCAGTCATGAACTGGTTCGTCTTGTCGAACACGTGGAATGTTCCATTGGCAAAACAGATTGTTGAGCCTAGAGAAGACATGATATCCTTTAGCACCAAGTGTGCATTGGTAAATTCTTCTGGGTTGTACTTGTCGATGCTGCCGAACTCGGTACCACCAACAACCTTCTCCTCCTCGATGTTTGAGTAGTAGAACGTGTCAGCCTTTATCTTCATGTAATCCATAACCCCGTAGTACTGACCAGCGATTGGACCGTGTAGGAAAATCTCGCTAGCTTGCTGGGTGAGCGGTCGAACCAGAGCGTGCTCCGTTAGTACAGCGCCTCCAGTCGGAGCAATCAGAGATGCGTGAGGCAACTTGCCTAGCACTCCCCAAATAGCGTCCCGAACCTTTAGGCTACCGTCGTATCGGTCTCCGTTGTCCTTAACCCAGTTTACATTCTTTAGCATGCCCAGCCCGTCAGAGGCTTGGAGCGACACCGTAATGATGCCGTCTCCAATCTCTTCCGAAGTGTTCTCAGCGTGGACTACACCACACCAGAAAACGTTATTGCCTTGCATGACTCGTACACACATCCTGAACTCAGTATCCGAGAACACAACTGGCATGATAGCCGAGCGTTGCGCCTCGTTAAGGAACATGCTCCATCTCATGGTGCTGCTCATTATAGGATTGTCCTTCGCGTTGCCCCTCCAAGAGATTTCAAAGCCGTTAGCATCGAACTCAACCACGTGGTCAAGGTCGGTAGCTACGGAGTCCATATCCCATAGTTCGAACTGGAAAGTATCCTTCTGGTTCTTGATTGTTGTATTTACTAGTCTTCTAGCCATAGAGTCTATCGTTTGCGTTGATGCCGCGTCCTGTGGTTAATACCAAATCAGACCCTGCGACATAACCTGTTGTTCTTATACTGCTTACTTGTGTTCCCATGGAACCCATTCCCATGCCTCCCTGAAGGAAGCTACCGAATCCTGAGTTTGTAATCGCTGTAGCCGCCTGAGCAATGGATGTACCACCGTCTAGGAAAGCCTTGGCTAAAGCTGCTAGGCCATACGCTGCTGAGAGCGCAATGAGCTTGCTGATTACAGCGCTGATTGCTGAGATGAGGTTCTGCTTGAGTGCATCACCAAATGCTCGAGCACCTGTCGCTGCTTGCTGGAATGCGTTGCCGATGATGTTACCAACACCCACGAATGCATTCTGTAGCTGCGCTGCCTGTTCTGCTAGCAAGGTGGCGTCTGCCATCTGCTGCGCCCAGTCCGTCTCTTTACCGACCTTAGAGTCTAAGCTGATAGGGTTGTAGCCTCCAACGAGGTCACGACTGGCTATCAATTCCTTGACGGCATCGCTCTGCTCAATGAGAGAGATAGCTGCGCCAGAGGCTGCTTCATCAACAAGCTTTGTACCTGCGATGAACTTAGTGAATCCAAGCTGTGTGAGTTCCTTTAGGTTGTCGGGCTTAATACCACCACTAACCAGTCCGTCTATATCGTCGAGGTTCGTCCTGAGTGACTTAATCTTAGGCAGAGCCATCGCAACACTGCGGGCTAGCGCTTCCTCGAAGGTAGCACCGAACTGACCCTCCATGCCTCGGGCTCTCTCCATAATTTCGTCATAGAGGTCTTTGGGGATAAAGAGGTCCGCGACGGCCTTACCGTCAGCAGCAAACTCTCCATTCTCCCATGCCATCATAGTCTTTACAGCACCGTCTCTCAGCCTCTTGAACACCTCCTCAGGAGCTAGCTTCACTAGACCCTCGAACGCTTTGTTCACGTCTAACTGAGTCTTTTCGGCACCAGCCGTTGCGTCAGCCAGCCCCTTGATTTCAGCCTTAGCCCTAGCCGCCATGTCCATAACATTCTTGATACCAGCTGTCATTGCGATGAATGCGAGTACAACTGGGTTAGTAGCGAAAGAGGCTAGACCAGCTCGAAGGAGTCCCAGCTCAGATGCGATAAGCTTACCGAATGGCTTAGCTGCCAATTGAAAGAAGACACCCTTTAGCAGACCGAAGTTCCTTACGAAACCCGCAGTGATAGATAGTAGTTGTGAAGCTATCATGACTTTGGCGAGTGTCGAAATAGCGTTACCAAATCTCCTCACGTCCTCAGCATCTATAGTTCTGATGAACTGAGCAAACTTTGTGATAGCGCTCTTGAGTGGTTTCTCGAACTGAGTCAACAGTGAGATACCTACCTCCTCTAATGCAGAGACAACGTTCTTGAGTCTACCCATAAACGAGCCTTCTACTGCTTCGGAGAATGCGTCAACCTGTCCAGTGGATTCTCGGATGAGCTCAGCCAATGAGTCAATCTCATCACCGAGGCCACCAAGTGCTAACGTACCACCAGCGGCACGCACACCAACAATCTTCATTACTTCGTTGAACTCCTTCTGGCTGTTAATCAAACCATTGAAGTTATCAAGGGTGTTACCACCTTGCTTACCCACAGACTGGAGTACCTTCCTTAAGATGATACCACCACGTGAGCCATTGAAACCTGCATCGGCAAGTTTACCGAGGATTGCTGCCGTTTGGTCGAAACTGAATCCAGCAGCGTTTGCTTCCGCACCAGCATAGTTGAGGGAGCTACGTAAGCTATCGAACTTCAGTGCAGAGTTTACGGTAGCAGCAGCGAACTGCTCAGAGATAGCGGCTGCTTTCTCTTGCTCCGTACCGAACTCCGTGAAAGAGTTCGTGAATTTCTTCATCGTGTTAATGACGGTCTCGCCTGCAGTGTTCACGTCCACGTCCATCGCGGTTGCAAACCTCAGAACAGACTGCGACATGTTGTCGATGGTCCCAACCTCGAGTCCCAACTTCTTTAGGGAGAGCTGCATCTCTGCAACCTGCGAGGCTGTGTATATGGAGTTAGCACCGAGCCTTCTAGCTGTCTTGGCTAGACGGTCAACCCCGAGTGCGTTCTCTGGCCCAGCAAGGGCCTTTAGTTTCTGTAGTGTGAGGTCAAAGTCAACGGCTGCCTTAACAGAGGCGGCACCAGCAGCAATGAGTGCACCACCTATGGCGTACTGCATTGTGCGTCCCAACGTCTGTGATATGCCTCCAAGCCTGTTTAGCTTGTTCTGGACCACGCCCAGCTTCTTGTTGAATTGACCAGTCTTCAGCAATAATGATGCTGTGATTGTATTACTTGCCATTGAATGTCTTCATTGTTTCCATCAGGTCCATTACGTCCTCTGATGTTTGGGGTTTATTAGATTCCCGCTCCATTGCAGAGTAGGGATTGAAATCGTTTGGCGAGTAAGATTTACCCTTGGCGGATTTAGCGTTAGCATATAGGGACATCAGTGAAGCCGTATGGTTCCACATCAACTTGTCCTTTGCTTCGCCTGCCTGTATCAGGAGAGTTACTTCCTGCATAGTGGAGTCCCAGAACAAGTGAGGTGACACACCCTGCCTACAGGCTGTCTTGTACAGCACTGCAAGCGTGGGTATCTCTTCCTCGTCCTCTAGTCGTTTCCCGAGCCTTCGTCTGCACCCATAGCATGGGTCAGGGCCTCAGAGATACTGTCCATCCCTCCGTTGTCAAGAACCTCAGCGATGAACTGCTCCTTGCCAATCTTTAGCTCCTTACCGCTCTTGACGGCCTCAGATACACAAGAGAAGTACCCAATGGTTGGGATAGCAGTTAGCGGGTCCTCGGTAAGATACTTGTCGAAATCCTCAAGTTTCATCTTCTCGTTTCGCATAACTAGTCGGATAGCATTCATAGTGAAAGCACCCTTAATCTTTTTGTTTCGGACGGTTACTTCGAACTCGCCTCGAAATGAATTTGTTACATCCATGATGTGGTTGTTTAGTGGTGAAAAAAGGGGAGACTGTTACGCCTCCCCTATCAAGTCAATTAGGATACAGAGCCCTTGAACAAGTCTCCGTAGCCAGAGAGTGTAGCAGAGTATGTAGCGATATCGTCAACACCTCCAGAAAGAGATACAGAGTCAATCAAAGTCTGTCCTGCGTAGAACGTCTTAGCCGTTCCAGCTTCAGCGACCTCGAACTTAGCGACGAGGTACTGCTTGCTTCGTGCAGCGTCCATGATAGTTACAGCAGAACCAGCAGCAGCGGCAACGTCGAGGAGACCCTCAATGTTAGTGCTCCAAGTCATTGCACCAGAAACGATGAAGTTGGTAGAACCACCTGAGCCGTTACGTGCAGCAGTCTCAGTGATAGCGTTTTGCGCCTCCAAGCTAGTTGAAGTAGCCAATGCCATCAATGCCAAGCTAGAAGTCACATCATCTGGAGCAGTTCCATCATCAGAGCGCTTAGCGATAGCCACGAATGCACCATCATTCTCGATGATGAAGTGAGCATCGATTGCGACACCGAGGTCACCAACAGAGGTGTCAGTGATAGAAGCGATTGCAGTTGTAGTGTCCATGACTTCGAGTGGTGAAGTCTGGGTTGTGTTGAAGGCATAGAGCCCCAATTTGTTACTAGAAATAGTAGCCATTTTAAATAATTATTAAGTTGTTTACAGTAAACCTTCTTTTTTGAATAGTATACGAACACCCTTGACGACGTTAGCGATAACCTCGCCAGTCTTTTGTGAGTATATCGTAGACCATGGGATTCGCTTAGCAGGGGAAATTTGCCGAGCGGGAGATGCGAAGAAGTGAGCACGCCAGCCCCCATTCCTCTCAGGTCCACGAGGTGCGGCCTTGGGACGGGCCTTAACACCTACGTAGCCCCTAGATTTGGATTCGAAAGTACCGATACCAATGGCTTTACCCATGTTACCAGTCTTTCGTTCTATGTAGTTATAAACTTTAGAGTTAGCGTTGTCGGCCCAAGGTTTGGCGGCCCTACGTAGCACTTTCTTCAGTTCTTTATTTTTCATTCCTCGAAACTCCATCTTGCGAAGGGCTTTCTTGAAATCTTCGTCGTGTATGTGTATCTCGAATTTAGCCATGTTACCTATGAGGGGTTACGGAGCGTCAGTGATAATGTCACTTGAGCTGAAGTTGTAACCTACCATGTGAGCGTTGTTCTTGATGTCAGGAACACTCGTCACGCTGTTACCAATCTCGTAGTAATGGACTGGGGCAGTATAGTCTGTGTTCATTGTACCATCAACACTAGTTGTGCTGGTGAGGTCCTGAACATTGCCACCGTTGTATATACCAGAGATGTTACCTGATTGGTCATTGCTCCAGATAGCCATCTGATTAAACAGGATGTCCTTTGGATAGCTACCAGACTGGTACTTACCGAACCTGAAGTTGTCAGCATCAATGCTGCTGCTCCATCCGTAGTTACCGTGATTGTTATTGGTACCAACATTCACACCGTCAACGAATATCTTGAACTGGTTGTAGTAGCTACTGAGCGAGCCAGAGCTAGCTCCAGTCTGACCTCCACCATAAGACACCAGAATGTGGTGCCACTGGTTTGCTGGCAAGATTGTGTTATTATTGCTAGTCTGCTTCTGGATGTAGTTGCTACCAGAACCATACCTAAGGCGAATCCTGTGATTGCCGTTGGTCGTGAATTTACGTATCTCGATGTGACCTCCGTTTGTTGTGTCGTTGTCTCCGAAGTAGAACAGAGTCTGTCCAGCAGTGTCAGTTGAAGGTTTAATCCACATGGAGAGTGTCCAAGCGTCTGAACTTCCTACACCGTTCCCAGTTCTAGCCATAGCCAGATTCGACGCTGCATTAGCGCCTAGGAATGAGTTGACACCGTTTTCGAAGTCCAAGGACGTCGTATTGGTATATGACTGCTCTAGGATTCTGAACGTCACGGTGAAGTTTGTGATACCGCCGATAACGTTGGCTGCCTTGCAGTTGATTACGTAGTCATTACCTCCTCCGCTGTAAGCAGGGGCCGTTCCGAGGAACTGTCCAGTCAACTGATTGAGTACCACCCAGCTAGGGGCGTCAGTCTCAGCATACATCTGTACGATGTCACTACCCGCGTCGAGCGAAATAGTAGAGTTGATTGAAGCACCCTCAGTGACCTCGATTACTTGGTCGCTTACGTCAGGGGCAGCAGAGCTATCCACAGAGCCGTTAACCATGTTTGTAGCGTCTATCGTTACCGTACTGGAGTCAGACATCGTAAGCACCAAATCGGTGCCGCTAACGGCCCCAGAAACGACCGTAGTGTCCGTGTCTGTGTCTAGGTCAGTAGCAAGTGATGTCACGTCAATTACAACGCTAGAGCCATCAGAGAGCACGAGCGTCAAGCTATTGCCTGATACCGAGCCGCTAGCAACATAGTCGTTGCTGTTGAGCGCTAGGCTTGTAACGTCTAAGACGACAGTAGAGGCGTCAGACATTGTGAGCGTAAGGTTGTTGCCGACCACCGAGCCAGAAGACACCGTGGTGTCCTCGTCAATAGCAAGGGCAGATACACCGACATCAATAGTAGAGCCATCGCTCATAGTGAGTGTCATAGTATTCCCAGACACAGTGCCAGAAGCGACTGTAGTGTCTTCGTCAACACCGAGCGCAGAAGCGTCTATATTGATAGTGGAGCCATCGTCCATCGTCAGTATCAAGGTAGTACCGCTTAGTGTACCACTAGATACGAAGTTGTTCTCGTCAACACCAAGTGTAGTCAGGTCTACGTCATGCGTTTCATCGTCAGACATAGTTAGTGTCAAGGTGTTGCCCGACAAGGACAATCCAGAAACACCAGTTCCAGTGGTAGTACCTCCGAAGCCTGAGGTGTTAGTGAACACGTTGTTCATTGCCGTAACAGCGGTGTTTAGTACCGAGCTAGCGGCTGCACCGTTTATAGTTAGTCCAGAGACAGGCATTGATTCCACCATAACCTTCTTGCCGTTCTTGGCCTTGATTGTTATGTTAGTGCCGTTAGCCACAGCCTCCAGTGTGTTGACTGGGTGTGACTGCAGGAACTGTTCGCTAGAAGCCTGCGAGAGGTCGCTAAACATAACAGAAGCACCAGTGTCGTCGAGCTTGATATCCATTGCCTGATACTTCAGGAAAGGGCTAATGAACTCGAGGTCTTTATCCTCGAACAATCGGTTGTGTACGATAGCTTGGTATCGGTACGTGCCGTCAGGATTAGCAGTCTGACCTCGCTGTACCATAAACACGCCTTGGTCCTCGTCGTTAATTGTCTTAACCTTACGAATCTCAGCGAAGATGGTAGTGCCAGCGTGAATCTCTACGGGGTGGTCAAACCACCACTCAATCTGTTGGTTAGGGTATATAGTACCGAGTCCCTTTAGTTTTTGGAGATATACTTGTTTTCCATTGACGTACAAGTGATACTCTAAGTGACAGTCAGCAGCAATCGTCTCGGCAGCTACGGTAGTAATACCGAGGCCAGCGATGTTAACCCCAAAGTAGTTAGGTCCAGAGTAGCCCATGGAATTTAACGGGTCAGGCTCTCCACCCAGTACCGCGTTAAACATATCAGTGTAAATACGTCCGCTAGGAGCAATGTATCCACTAGGTCCTTGGTTGGCCGCCAAGCTCTGGTCACGAAGCCCTCCCCACATAGGAAAGAAGTTAATGTCCGTACCTAGGTTAGTGAAGAAGATATTCTCTGCACCAGAACTCATCTTGTGCTGCTCACCGAGGAACAGGGAGTTCAATGTAGTTTCAATCGCACGGTCAGCGATAAGCTGGTCTTGGATTGGGTCGTACCGAAAGTGGTTTAGCGTCTCAATGTCCTCAGCAGTGAGGTCAATAAGAGGCGTGAGCGTCGCAGCTGGTACCTGAGCGGTAGCGTCCATGATAGCACCTGTAGGTAGGGCTGGCGTATCGTCATCCCGAAGCTCAGCACGCAAGGAGTAGCCCTCATTACGCCCCAAGGTTTGTATGGAGTAGATACGGAATTTCCCGCCCTCGAACTGAATCCAGTCTTCGAATCGGAGTCCAGAGAAGAAGCGGCATACCACCTCAATCTTAATCTTACCTGTGCGCTGCTCGTTAATCTCTTCCTCAGAGGAACCAGCAGATGGTGAACCAATGTACTTGACACTCCCCCAACGGTTTTCCTTGATAGTCTGCACCTCCTCAACCTGCTCACCGCTTAGGGTGTCTACTGTGATTGCGTCACGGTAGAAGCTGACTTTGTGCTGTAATTTACCTAATTGGAGTTTGCCCATCTTAATATACTTTTACGGTGGCCAGCAAGCGCTGCACACCTTCTTTAATTTCTGTTGTAAGTCCGCCGACGTATTCTGCCTCACGCTGTGAATCGTAGTGACCCACTAAGAGTAACATAGCTTGTCGGTATTGCCGTGGCAAGTCTTTTACGTTGTCGCCTCCTGAGAGTGTGACGCGGTATAAGTCATAGTCTTGGTCAGTGTTAATATCATCGGGCGCATCGATGTCCGTGAAGTCAACCTGAATTGGGTAGCCCGTGTTTCGTACACGCGCCTTTGCGTCTGAGAGGGTGACGTATGTTCCTGTCTCGTCCAAGTACTCCTTGCTAACTACAGTCCAGTCTCCCGTAACGTTTCTGAGACTCTGTATGGACAGAACGTCAGCCTTGTCAAGGTAAACTACCGCAGAGCCATTTAAAGCGGCAGGAGCAGCGTTAAACGTGTCCTCAGCGGTCTCATGCTGTTCAGGTGTAGTCGAGCTGAATACTCGGTTGGTGAGCGTCTCCATGTAATCACATGCAGAAGCAACATACGACTTAACTAGCTCCTCAGCGTCTCCGTAGTCATAACGCAAGTGGTCACGTACTATCGTGTAAGGAACCATGTCCTCTGGATAGAAGTTGCTGTTTTTAT